GTTCCAGCACGGTGTAATTACCTCCCATTGGGCACAGGAATGCTTCTATCGCGGAACAGCAAAGCGGAAGAACGTATCTGTAAACATGGATATCTGGCTGCTTGCTGTTGATGAGCTGAAGTCTATTTCTGTAAACAACAGTATTCTGTCCTTTTTCATTTCTTCCGGAACAAATGGCATTTCTGACGTCAATAATTCGATTTCTGACGGAATAAATACCACAGATAAGATAAGAGCCTGTTTAGCATCTATCCAAGCATCGCAGGAAGAGGTATAATAGGAGATGAAAGGCGGGGAGATGGATATGAGAAAAAGTTATCCAAGTGACATCAGTCGAGAACAATTTGAAGAAATACGAGAGGAATTAGCGAAAGCAAAAAAGGCAACACATCCCAGAAAGCACGACCTATATGATATATTTTGTGCTATTCTGTATCTGTTGAAGGAAGGATGTACATGGCGAGCCATCCCGCATGATTTTCCCAAATGGCAAAATGTGCGTTATCATTATGATATATGGGCAAGTCCTGTCGGAGATGTTTTAAGTAACGGATTATCGCAAAAAAATATCTTGCACTTTTCCATTGTCTATAAGTATCTTATCAATGTATTTTCGCCAAAATTCCTGCTTTCCTTCCCGCGAAAGTTGATCATAGACATCTTCCCATCCATCAGAAAATGCCTCCATGATTGCGGACATATCGCGCTTCGGGATATCTTCCGGGATTGCATCCAGCGCGGCTTGTAACTCACCGTGCTGGCGTTTGTAGTCGTCCATGGAGATTATCTCATTAACATACAGCTCAGACAATCTGGACAGTTTGCGCCGAATCGCATCTCGCTCAGCTTTATGCGATACCGCGCCGGATTCTTGGTTTGCCCTCATTTCTGATTCAGCCACATCGGGTATGTGTTCTATCAGTGCGGCTTCTACGGCTTGTTCTGTGGTAACCTTTGCGTTGTCGCAAATAAGCCTGCTTCTGCCCGGGCAGACATAATACGTATATTTCTTCTTATCACGCTCATTTGTCTTGGCCGCAAAACGGCGTCCACACCTGGCGCATACCAACAAACCTGAAAAAATATACAGCCTGTTTTCTTTGGTCTTACGGACTACCTTTCGCCTAAGCGTCTTTATATAGCGATATTCTTCCGCCGTTAATAACGGTTCAACTGGTACGCCGCGAAAATCGCCAATATACGCCGTGTTTTCAAGCATACGCGAAAAGGTTTGATGATTCATCCGGAGTTCCGGGAATGCGCGTATTACACGCGACATACTCCCTGTACCCATGTACATTTCAAACGCTCTGCGGACAACAGGCGCAATTTCGTTATCTATCACAAGCCTTCTATTTACCCGCTTGTACCCGAGCGGAACGCTCCCCGCGAGGCTTTCACCACGTTCTTTGGCAGCTTTCATGGTGGCTTTTATTCGTTCGCTGGTGCGATCCGCCTCGTCCTGTGCCACAGACAGCATAATGTTTACTTTTAGCCTGCCAGATGCTGTTGATGTGTCGTAATCCTCCAAGATTGTTTTCCAGTCTACATGATGCGCTTCAAGAATCTCTTGGACTTTATAGTACTCCGCTATACTCCGGAACCAGCGGTCAAGCCGTGTGAACACGACCAGATCAATTTTGTCGTTTTTGATATCATCCAGCATCCGCTGCAAACCTGGGCGCTTGGTTGCTTTTTTACGGGCACTGATGCCGCCATCCATATATACGCCAATCACTTTTACCCTTTCTTTTTTCGCCCAATTTTCAAGCATTGCGCGTTGGTCATCCATGGATAGCCCATGCATGGCTTGCTCTTGCGTGGATACGCGGATATACAGTGCCGCGCGTACTCGCAATAAATTTTTCTTTTCGGACATAAAAATAACCCCTTTCTATTCACACGAAAGTATGATAAAATAGGGGTACTGGAAAGCGTGAAAAATTTTCTAGTACCCCATATGAATCCCGTTTGGTGTTGGTAGCGCCGAGCGGGATTTTTTATTTTGCTTATTTGTTTGCTTATTTCCGATGCGGGGATTCCCGTATCGGAACTTTTATTTCACCCTAACCTTTTAGCATAGCTGGAATTTAATATAAATTACAGACTTGTAAAATATACACCGTTGCGGTAAGATATATGTCGAAAGGAGGGGGCTGTAATGAACAACTTGAAACGTAAAATCATTAATATTGTGCAAAACATCAATGACATGCGATTGCTCAAAGAAATTGAAATGTACATATTGTGCGTCATACGCACAATGAAATGACTATTGCAAAAGACTGTCTACCATTTTGCGGAGAAGTGCCTTTTCCTTATCATCCAGCTTCCAATAGGACTGGATGATTTTTTTTATTAAATCATCGTCTGAAATCGCAATTTCCGTCATAATTTGACGCAGTTGCATTTCATCTGACACGGGTAAAAACATTTCGCCATTTCCAGTTTGCAGCCAATCTTCATTAACCCCAAATACTTCGCAAATGTGTTTTAAAAGTCGGGGTTTCAATGCGGCCCTGCCCAATTCGATGTTTACAATTACATCTCTGCTAACGCCAATTCGATTTCCGAAATTCTCTTGCGAAAGACCAAGCTCTTTTCTTACGCTTTTAATCCGGTTTTGCATATAAGCCTCCTCTCTTTCTGCTTTTATTATAGCAGAAAACTTTTGCGTTTTTAATGTTGACACCACATAAAACGTGTGCTATAATGTGTATACACCACAACGCAAAACAGAAAGGAGCGCTCGTTATGACAACGCAAGAACAAAATGAAATCCGCAAGGCTGATATCGTGGATTTGATTATCAAGTTAAAGCAGCTTGATAACGCACAGCTAATGTATATCGCGGGAGCGGCAGATTTGGCGTGTGCCATGCGCCAGCAGCCCGCACCAGCACAATGATGGGGTAAGCCAGAATTACATCATCGATGAAAGGAAGTAAGCAAATGAATAAAATCATGAACATCAGCGGTATTGACTGCTACGAAAAGGAAGGTACTGCATACCTCAAGTTGGAAGCCGTGGCGCGTGGGCTTGGGTTCACGCAAACACAGAACAAAAATGGTACAGAGTATGTATCTGTGCGGTGGGAAACTATCTTTCGCTATCTGGGCGATATTGGTTTCCCCAACAAGCTGGGGAAAGACGATTTCATCCCAGAGAACGTTTTCTACCGCTTGGCAATGAAAGCAAAAAATGAAGCGGCAGAAGCGTTCCAAGCGAAGATTGCAGATGAAGTCATTCCATCCATCCGTAAATACGGGATGTATGCGTCAGAAACAACGGTAGAAAAGATGCTTGCAGACCCGGATACAGCAATCCAACTTTTGCAGCAAATCAAAGCCGAACGTGGAAAGCGGAAAGCACTTGAAATTGAAAACTCTGCCCTGACAGTGGAAAATCAAATCATGCAACCGAAAGCGGATTACTTTGATGAGCTGGTAGACCGCAACTTACTTACAAATTTTCGGGATACAGCAAAACAACTTAGCGTACCACCAAAGAAATTTATCTCTTTCTTACTTGAGCACAAATATCTTTACCGCGATAAAAAAGGTACACTGCATCCATATCAGCCCTATGTCGAAAACGGGCTGTTTGAAATGAAAGAGTGCTTTAATGAGAAATCCAGTTGGGCAGGTACGCAAACTATGGTAACACCAAAAGGGCGTGAAACATTTAGATTGTTATTTGCTGGCGCAAATCAGCAAGCAACAGCAAAAAATAAAAGGCGGTGATTGTTAGTGGATACAGAAACCATACAAGCGATAGAAAGGATTATCGCAAAAGGCGACCGCGTAGAGCTGATACCTGAACCAGGCGGCACTATCAAGGTATTACACATAAGAAGAAAAATCATAAAATCCGGGCTGAAAAAGGACTGCCCGAAACGCTGAAAGGAGCAAACAGAAATGAACGAACTGCAAATTTTCAACAGTACGGAATTTGGAGAAATCCGGACACTGACGGGAAACGGCAAAACACTGTTCTGTGCAACTGATATTGCAAAATCATTGGGTTATAGCAATCCGCGTGATGCAATTTCGAAGCATTGCCGGTGCGTCGCAAAACGCGACGCATGGGTGCAAACAGGCACAAAAGCAGATGGCACACCTGCGATGCGCAAAACAGAAATGGCTTTCATTCCAGAAGGTGATATTTACCGCTTGATTGCACATTCAAAACTTCCGGCAGCAATTAAATTTGAAAGTTGGGTGTTTGATGAAGTGCTTCCATCCATCCGCAAGTCTGGAACTTACGCATTGCCGCAGGATTATCCATCTGCATTGCGTGCGTTAGCGGATGCAGAGGAAAAGCGCCTTGCCCTTGCTGCTGAAAATGAAGCGCAGCGGCAGGTTATTGCAGACTTCCAGCCCATCCAGCAATATGTTGATACTATCCTTTCCAGCCCTGGAACGATGGCAACGACACAAATTGCGGCTGATTATGATATGAGTGCAAAAAAGCTGAATAAAATCTTGCATGAAGAAGGGATTCAGCGGTGTGTAAATGGGCAATGGATTCTGTACAAGCAACATATGGGCAAAGGCTATACAAAATCTGTTACATTTAACTTCTATCATAGCGATGGCGGACAGGATGCAAAGCCTAATACGCAATGGACACAGAAAGGGCGACTACTGATTCATGAAATTCTAACAGCACGTGGTATTTTGGCTGTTATGGATAGACAATGCGCATAAAGGTTAAAAGCTATGATTCTTTATTTTAAAGATAGAAAAGGCAATCGACATAAAATTGCACAATTTGAAGATGGAAAATCTGATAAAGAATATCTGGATGTCGCGCACAAAGAAATTATGAGATTTTGCGATATGCGGGGTTATACGATTCCTTATGTACGTATCTGGAACAAACGCCATGATGGGGAACTGGTAACAACATTTGATGTTGGAAGCCATACGGAAATTTTCTTCTTGAGCAAGAGAGTAAATTAAATAAGTTTGGCGCTGGTAAAGGTTCCGGCGCAACAACCAAGCGTGGTTTAACTATCGAGATTTCCTCGACAGTTGACCACGCTTTTTTTACTAAAAAATTTGACCGTCCCGAAGTCGTAAAACTACGGGGCAGCAGTGGACGCAACCCACGTAAATAAGCGTAGCTGTGAAAGGAATTATATGAAACGCGATTTTTTAGAAGGTTTAGGGCTTGAAAAAGAAACCATTGATAAAATCATGGCTGAAAATGGCGCAGACCTCGAACGCGAGAAAGCAAAAACCACACAAGCAAAGGCAGATTTGACAGATGTACAGGCGCAGCTTTCACAACGAGATGCTGACCTGAAAGCGTTGCAAAAAACTGCTGGCGATTCAGAAGAAATCCAAAAGCAATTAAACGAATTGCAGGAAAAGTACACAACCGAAACAGAACAATACAAGGCGCAGATTGCAGAAAGAGATTACGCAGATGCTATTACTCGTTCTATTTCTACAAAAAGCCTTAAATTCAGTTCAAAAAGCGCTGAAAAAGCTTTTATTTCAAGTGTGAAGGAAAAGAAACTGGAATTAAAAGACGGTGAATTGCAAGGGCTTGATGATTTCATCAAGGCGCAAAAAGAAGCTGACCCAGACGCTTTTGCACCTGAAAAGCCGCCTGCACGTGTTGTTTCTGGTTCTGGAAGTGGTGGAGAACCACCAAAAGATATTCCTGCAAATGTTGCACAAGCAAAAGAAATGGGCGCTGCAAAGGCGGCTAGCATGAAAGCGTCCAATGATGTATTACAAAACTATCTGTAAAGGAGTTTAGGCATGAAATTTGAAACAAAAAAATTTGCCGGAACGATTGAAATCCTTGCTGCTGATGATTTTACCGCTATCCCATTTACTGTAACAGAAACGACAGCGGTTAAGGCTGGCACACCTATGACGCTTGCAGGCAAAAAAGCAACATTTACGGCAGGCACAGGGGGCGCGGCTGGCACAACTACAGCAAACGGGGTTTTGCTGTATGATGTTGACCCAGCGGAAAATCCCAATGCGGCATTGGTGGTACAAGGTGTTATTAACCAGAAAAAAGCAGAAGAAAATTCCGGCGTAACATATGATGCGGCAGCACTGAAAGTTGCCGTTCCAGGCATTGTACTGCGCAATAACATTGGCGTAAATGCCACGGACGCAGGCTAAGGAGGTACATTATGAATTTACGTGAATTTTTTACACCCGCTGCAATTGCAGCGAACTACACGGAAGTTGCGTCTAACCGCACACAACCATTAGGCAAAGGCTTATTCCCGGCACGTAAAAAAGCGGGGCTTGACCTTAGCTGGCTGAAAGGTTCCCGCGGGCTTCCGGTGTCTTTGATGCCATCTGCTTTTGATGCAAAGGCGACATTCCGCGACCGTATCGGTTTTGAAAAGCTGGAAACTGAAATGCCATTTTTCCGCGAAGGCTTCAAAATCAAGGAAAAAGACCGTCAGGAGCTCTTGCGCGTGTCTGAATCCACCGACCCATACGCACGTGCAGTGCTTGACCGCGTTTTTGATGATGCTATTGACTTAATTGACGCGGCAGATGTTGTGCCGGAACGCATGATTATGCAATTGCTTTTCCCCGAAGATGGCAATGTTGGTATTGCAATCAAAGCAAACGGCGTTGATTACACATACAACTATGACCCTAACGGCACATGGAAAACCGATAACTATATTGCTCTTACTGGTGCGGACTTGTGGACAGCACCAACAACCGCTGACCCGTTCAAGGCTTTCAAAACAGCGAAAGACAAAATTCGCAAGAAAACTGGTACAGAGTTAACCACTGCGATTATGACCAATGAAACATTTAACTTGCTTGCTGCAACAGATGCCTTAAAGAAACGCTATATTGCAACAAGTGGGCTAACATTGGGATATCTGACAGAGGATGAGGTCAAAAACGTGGTAAGCGGTACATCCCGACTGCGCATCTTAATCTATGACAAAATGTATCGTGATGAAAACAAGGTTGCACATCAATTTGCACTGGATAACTATGTATGTCTTGCTCCGGATGGCATT